TGGTTAGATCCTAATGATCCATGCTATGAAAACAGATGTGAAGGATTTACAGATGCAGACTGGTACGAACTTGATGCTGAACAGTTTGGGCAAGATCAGGTTGATGAATGGTTTGGTACAGATATAAGTTTCAGTGATGATGGCATGATAGACTTTGATTCTACTCCTATGACTTCATACGAAGATACAGATGTATTAATGGATGTCTGGGATACAGAGCAAGAATACCAACATCAAGAAGAAATATTATTAGATGAGTTTACATTTCAAGAAACATTTTTAGTTGAAGACTATAGTGAGCCAGAAACTTTTATTGAATTTAATACACTTGAAGAATTAGAAGAATGGTTTGAAGAAGAAACCAATGAACATTTTGAAGAAGGAAATGAAGAAGAATTTATAGCTTTAGAAGAACCTGAAGAAGAATTTTTAGAGGAGATATACGAAGAAGAAGCCGTTGAAGAGATTTTTGAGGCTCAAGAACGTATTGTAGAAGCTGAAATAGAAGAAGAAAGAATTGAAAGAGAAGAAGCTCCCGAAGAGTTTGAAGAAGTTTTTGCTGAAGAGTTTGAAGTTGTTGAAAGAGAAAACGTTAGAGGAGAAAGTTCTATTAGTAGAGAAATGGCTCTTAGAGTTGTTGCCTCTACAATAACAACAGCAAATAGAAGTGTTAGCGGTACAAGTTCTGGAAATTCAATTCATTCAACAGGCAATAGTGTTGCCTCTGGAAATTCTTCAAGTTCTGTAAGTTCTTCATCTAACAACGGCATAAGCATTAGCAGCTCTCCTAGTATGTCAGATCAATTTGCATCTTCTACAGCTCAAACCAATCAAGTTTTAGACATGAGCAGTACCTCTGTATCAAGCTCTTCTTTTAATTCTACCTCTGTTGAAACAGAATCAACAACAACAGAAGTAGTTGTTTCACGTGGAACAATAGAGTCAACGCAAGAACAAATGGATACATCCATCTCATCTGCAAGCGTTGATTCAGAAAGTGAAGCAACAGTTGAAAGTATTGTAGCTAGAAATTTGCAAACGGCTCAGGATCAAGTAGCTACAAGACAAGAAGAAACAGGAGAATACGGATCAGAGAATGCTATTATTGCTGTTATGGGATTTTTGCCAGGCTTTAATAATTACAGAATGGTATCTGTACCCAAGAAAGAATTTTGGTATGAACCTAAAAGCATTTATACTAATAATACAATATCAGATAATACTGTAGCGTTTTATGGTTTAGCAGAACAAAGTATAAATACCTTAACTGAATTAAAAAAATTACAGCCAAACTTATAGGAGACATTATGGAATGGTTTGAAAACAAAACAACACAGCTCATAGCACTGGTAGGTATCGTAGGTACTTTAGCTGGCTTTGGGTACACCGGGGCAACCTACGTTAATAGATTAGAAAACCTTGAAGCACAGATAGGTGGCATAGGCGATACAGAAGATGCTCAAAAGATTATTGAAGAAAGGTTTGTAGCTATAGAAACTTCTGTTGATTACATGAACAAGTCAATAGACGGATTAGTTATTCCAGACAACAGCGACCTTAAAGCAAGCGTTGCTTCACTAACAAGTGACGTTGAAAGAATCTGGATTGAGATAGATAAACAAGACGATAACCCTTTGGCAAACTAAATTATGAAATTTAACTTAATAAAAAATGTTGTAGGTGCTTTAGCTCCTACTCTTGGTTCTGCATTAGGTGGCCCGTTAGGTGGTCAAGCAGCTTCTGTAATTGCTGGAGTTCTTGGATGTCAAACAGATCCAAAATCTATTAACAAAGCAATACAAGCAGCAACTCCAGAGCAAATGTTAGAGCTTAAAAAGGCAGAGCAAGGCTTTGAGTTGCAAATGAAAGAACTTGAAGTGGATGTGTTTAAACTAGAGACTGCGGACATACAAGACGCTAGAGGAAAATTTGGTAAAGATTGGACAGCCAGAATAATGGGTCTTGTTGTTGTGGGGGGATTCATGGGCTACATATTCCTTGTTACTCTTCAACCGCCTGAACAAAACAGCGAAGCTTTAATTAACTTAGTGTTAGGTTATTTAGGTGGGTTAGCTTCCGCTATTATTAGTTTTTATTTTGGTGCATCACACAGCTCGGATAACAAAGATGGCGAATAGAACAACTGCACATGATGTAGCATCAGATCTTAAAACACACGAAGCAAAGTGCGAAGAAAGATGGAAAACTATTTTTGGAGAAACTGCCGAAATAAAAAAACAAATGAGCGAACTAAATGGAACTTTAAAGATGGCAACGTTTGGAACTTTTGGTTTTATGGCAACTCTTTTAATAGCTCTTCTGACAGGAGTAGTAGCAATATAATGAAAATATCACAAGAAGGTATAGCTTTAATTAAAAGATTTGAAGGGTGCGAACTAAAAGCATACCAAGACAGTGTGGGAGTTTGGACAATTGGATACGGCCACACCAAAGAAGTAAAGGAAGGTGATGAAATAAACCAAGAGCACGCAGAGTTTATGCTTACTGAAGAGATGCCTGAGTACGAAGGGTACATTAATAACATGGTTAAAGTGCCGTTAGAACAAAATCAATTTGATGCTTTGTGTTCGTGGGTATATAACTTAGGTCCAACAAATTTAAAAAATTCAACTTTATTAACTGTTCTTAATCAAGAAAGATACAAAGAAGTTCCACAAGAAATTAAACGTTGGAACAAAGCTGGAGGTGTTGTCTTAAATGGTTTGATAGTAAGAAGACAGGCAGAAGCATTATTGTTTGAGGGTAAAGAATGGCTTTAACTAAATTATTATTTAATCCCGGTATTAATAAAGAGTCCACTGATCTTATGGATAAAGGCGGATGGGCTGATGGCAATTTAATTAGATTTAGAAAAGGGTTACCAGAAAAAATTGGTGGTTGGGACAAAACAACAACTGAAGATTATGAAGGAACTGGTAGAGCTTTAACTGCATGGGTTGCATTAGATGCTACCAAATATTTAGGCTTAGGAACTACCTTTAAATATTATGTTACAACCGGTGATATTTTAAATGACATTACTCCTATACGTTCAACTGATTTAAACGTTACTACTTTTGCAGCAACTAATGGTAGTGCTGTTATAACTGCGACAGATACTTCTCATGGTGCTGTTGTTAACGATTTTGTAACCATAAGCAATGCTGTATCTTTAGGAGGCAACATTACTGCTGCTGTTCTAAATAAGGAACATCAAATAACAGGAGTGCCTTCTGCTAACACTTATACATTTACAGCCTCAGCTACTGCTTCATCAGATGATGATGGCAATGGAGGAAGTGCAACGGACGCTGCTTATCAAATTAATGTAGGTCTAGATGTTTATGTAGAATCAACCGGTTGGGGTGCAGGACTTTTTGGTGCTGGATCATGGGGATCTGCAACAGCTTTATCTGCAACAGATCAATTAAGATTGTGGTCGCACGATGCTTTTGGAGAAGATTTAATTATTAATCCTAGAGCCGGTGGAATATATTATTGGGATGAGTCTTCAGGATTAACTACTAGAGCAGTAGACATTACAACTTTGACCGGAGCAAATTTATCTCCAACTGTAGGTCTTCAAACTATTGTTAGTGACATTGATCGTCACGTTATTGTATTAGGTGCAGACCCTATTGTTGGCAGTGCCAGGACGGGAGCAATAGATCCTTTGCTTGTTGCATTCTCTGACCAAGAAAGCGTTACTGAATGGGAGCCCACTTCTACAAACACCGCAGGATCATTAAGACTTTCATCTGGTTCACAAATTGTTGCTGGATTAAGATCAAGACAAGAAACTCTTATCTGGACTGACACGGCTTTATACAGCATGCAGTTTGTAGGTGCTCCATTTACTTTTGGAATTAATCTTATTAATGAGAACGTTGGCCTTATATCTCCAAACGGAGCCATTAATGCACCTGACTCCGTGTATTGGATGGCTAGAGATGGTTTTTACACATACAACGGATCAGTACAAAGATTGTCATGTTCTGTTTTAAATTACGTTCTTGACGATTTCAATTCAAATCAATCATTTAAAGTTACGGCATTTACCAACAGAGAGTTTAATGAAGTTGGTTGGTTCTATCCTTCTTCTTCTAGTACAGAAATAGACAGGTACGTTGCATACAATTATTTAGAAAAGGTATGGAGTATCGGAGAGCTATCAAGAACTGCATGGTTAGACGATGGTATTTTTGAAAAACCTAGAGCAACAGGCAAAGACAGTTCTGTTAACTATATTTACACACACGAAAGCAGTGATGATGATGACGGATCTCCAATGGATAATGTCTTTATTGAGTCTGGTGATATTGATATTGATGATGGAGAAAGGTTTGGCTTTGTAAGAAAAATTATTCCAGACGTTAAATTTTTTGGAAACAATTCTAACGTTGGACAAATAAATTTTGTTTTAAAAACAAGAAACTTTCCGGGGGACAGCTTAACCACTAACTCTACTAACAATGTAACTAGTAGCACAAAACAGAATCACGTTAGAGCAAGATCTAGACAAATAGTATTTAGGGCACAATCAGATGACGATGCAAATACAGAAGCAAGAACTGGTTTTACATGGAGACTTGGAGCAAACAGATTTGAAATTAGACCTGATGGCAAAAGGTAATGACAAAACTTCTCAACACTAGGCTGCCATTAGCTTCAACAGATGTAGATACTAATACGTTTAATCGTCTTGTTAGAGTACTAGAAATAAATTTAGAATCCTTTGATCCTGACTCAACTCCACAGTTTAATGATTCCGATATTACCACTTTAGCTTTTAATGCAGGTGATGTAATATGGAATACGTCTATCGATGTATTGCAAGTATATAGTGGCAATAGATGGATACAGCTACATACACCTGTGAATCCACAGGGTTATGAACTGCAAGCATTAGTAGGTTCTGTTACTATTACAACAGCAGGAAATACTACAATAAACCTTGGTACCAGTAGTGAATACTGGAACATAGAAAAATGGTATACATAAACAATAATATAATTTAAGAATGAAAGATTTATCACAAGGAAACAAAGGAATAAGAGCTTTGGCTAAAGAGAATCCAGCCCTTGTAGAAAATAGATTTGGTTACGATGTACCTGGTTATGATTTAGGAGGATCCGTACCTAACATTGGTAACGTTGAAAAATATTTAGCAAGTAACCCAAGCTTTAATTACATGAGAGATGTATTAGGAATAGAACAAACAGCTGCTACTACTCCTGCTACTGCTACTGCTACTGCAATAAGCGAAGAAGATCGTTTGGCTAGGGGGTATGGAGGAGCACAAGTAGGTGACGGTCGAGGTTCTTTGTATCAAGGCATGAATTTTGAAAACGTTAATCCAGGGCAAAATATTTCAATTGATGCAAGAGATGAAACTCCTGATGCTTATAGATTCTATCCAAGTGAAGTATCAAAAATATATTCACAGATAAAAGGAACTCCTTTCTCGCCATTAGTAGCACCTCCTAAAGAAGCTACATTCATAGACAGCATGCAACCAAGACGTATAGAAAGTCAATTGTATGCTAAGGATGGAACTTACGTTAATGCATACGCTGACGGCACAGGAGAAATGGGCGTTGAAGATTTTCCAGAAAGAGAAGAATTGGTTACAGGCCCAGGTGGTGAACGAGGAGATAAAATTCCTGCTATGTTAAGCGATGGTGAGTTTATAGTTAACTCAGCTGCTGTTAGAGGCATAGGAATGATGGCTGGGGCAAGTCCAGATGATGAATACGAACAAAGATTAATGGGTGCTCGTAAGATGTATGAGTTTCAAAAAGAAGCTGAAGAAATGGCTAAGAGGTATAAGTAATGGGAATATTTAGTAGTAAAACAGTCACTGCTCCACCAGCCGATGTTATAACCACGCCTCAAACTGGTTATTCTTTTGTCTCTCCATACATGGAGGACTACTCTAGAAGACTATTAGGATCTTACTTTGGATCACCCGGAGAATACGAAGGTTTAATATCTCAACCAAGGGATATACCTATAGAACAAACGGCAGGACTTACGCCATTACAAATACAAGCTCGTCAACAAGCAGGTAGGTTAGGAGACTTTCAAGGAAGCTTAGATCAAGCGGGTGGGCTTTTTGGTAAACAAGAAGCTAATTTAGATGCTTCTATGGGCTACTTACCACAGGCTCAAGCTGGTATCCAAGAAGGCATGGGCTTTCAAAGAGAAGGATCTGATCTAACAAGAGGAGCTGGAAGGTTCTCAGACTCAGCAGAAAGAATGATAGGCACAGGTGCAGAAACTGTAGCCGGTGGCATAGGTGCATTGCAAAGAGCTGAACAAAGTGCATTGGGTTCAACCAAAATGTACGACCCGGATTCTGCGTCTAGATTTATGAATCCTTACGAAGACCAGGTAGTGCAACAAACATTACAAGATATTAATAGAGCTTCAGCTCAACAAGACATAGGCCTTAGAGACAGAGCCATATCGCAAGGTGCGTTTGGTGGATCAAGAGGACGTATATCACAAGAAGAATTAGCAAGACAAACAGGAAGAGGGGCAGCGGAAGCTATTGGTGGTCTAAGAAGCCAAGGTTTTGGTCAATCACAAGGGCAAGCTCAACAAGCATTTGAATCACAGCAAGGCAGACAAGCTGGGCTAGGGCAAATGCAAGCAGGTCTAGGTGGACAACAGGCTGCTATAGGTGGACAACAAGCAGCATTGGGAAGTCAGATGGCTGGTCTAGGACAGCAACAAGTACAAAGAGGTCAAGCACTAGGTGGCTTTGGATCTAGCATTGGAGCTGGTGGACAGGCTTTGGGTAGCCTAGGACAAATGCAAGCCGGGTTAGGACAACAATACGGACAGATAGGTCAAGGCATTGCCGGATTAGGACAACAAGGACAGAGTCAGTTAGGTACACAGATAGGTATGTTGAATCAACTTGGTCAACAAGGTCAAGCAACTCAACAAGCAGGACTGTCAAGACAGTTTGCTGGAGCACAACAACTTGCAGGCGAGCCAATGCAAAGATTAATGCAAGGTCAACAGTTACTAGCTGGATCACCAATGGGTGGTATCTCTGGCGGTACTGGTACAAGTGCTTATCAACGTGGTAGTTATCAAAAACCAAGTAGTGCTTCTACTATTTTAGGTGCAGTAGGTGCAGCAGCTGGAGCTTATTATGGCTCAGGTGGAGGAAAAACCTGATGAGTATTACATCAGGATTAAGCCCAGTCAGAGGATACGCTAATGGGGGAATGAGCGAAGAAGAACAATTTAAAGATGCAATGAAGGAACAAGGCATTGCAAAGCTAGAAGAAGCGTTAGGAATTAGACTACCAAGAGGATCAGAAGAATCAGAAGAAGCTCTTATTAATAACATATTAGGAAATGTTACTGATTTGCCCATACAAAAAAGAGGCGATGAGTACACTTACGGTGATGACGATGGCTTTAGTTTTTATGTAAATCCAGAGGAGGAAGGAGCTGGTGTTCGTTACAACAAACGATTTGCTGATGGCGGTATAGCTGCATACGCTAATGGTGGAGATGTAAATACAGAAAGACAAAACATGTTAGCAAAGCTAGGTTTCCCTAGCGGAATAACTAATGAACAATTAGATGCAGCAATAGCAAAACAAAAAAGTGCAGCTTATTTACCAGAATCTCAAGCATCGGGGGGGACTAAAATTGGAGATCTACCTGGATTGTTTAAAGAAAATATCTTTGATATTACAGATCCAGTAGATATTTTTACTCTTCCTTTTTTATCAGCTAAAGCAGCTAAATTAGCAGGAAAAGCTGGTAAAAAAGTATACGACACAGTCAGAGGGTCTGGTGGAAAATTACGAGAAAACTTAAGAGGCAT